ACAGCGGTATCTAACCTAGTAGCATCAGCTCCGAGCACGTTAGATACGCTTAATGAGCTTGCTGCTGCCCTTGGTGATGACCCTAACTTTGCTACAACAGTTACGAATAGTATTGCTGGAAAGCTTCCGTTAACTGGTGGAACATTAACTGGTAATTTAACAGTACAAGGAAGTATAACTAGTAGCGCAAATGAAGGAAAGCTCGTATTAAATTCAACTGCTGCTAACGGAAAAGAGTACCAACTCATAAGTATAGATACTGGTAACTTAGGTTTATACGATGGAACAGCTTATAGACTTTGGGTTGGCGGTAACGGTAATTTGGGAATCGGCACGATTTCGCCTGGTGCTAAATTAGAAGTTTACGGAACAGGAAACACAATAAGGTTAGACAGTTCTGCAAACCAAGGGAAAACTATATTGTTTCGTAATGTAGGAACTGCTACTGCTGAAGTAAAAACAGATGGTCATTTAAAGTTGTGGGCAGAAGACCCCAATAGAAATATCTATTTTGACACTTCAGGTGGTACAAAGATGACTATTTTAAGCGGTGGCAACGTAGGAATCGGAACGACTTCGCCTTTATCAAAACTCAATGTTGTTGGTGATGGTACAAATGCAGGTGGGATAACTTTACGACAAGGCACAAATCAAGTTCATTATATATACACGAGTAGCCAGTTTCAATTAAACAGAATTGGTTCTTCTGCTGCTACTTGGAGATGGGGTCAAGAAGGTGGTTCTGATTTTATGACCTTAAATTCTACTGGGTTAGGAATTGGAACGACTACGCCTAGTTATAAACTTGATGTTGGGGGTAGTGGTAGATTTAGTGAACTTCTACAGGTTAACGGTCCTTCAGCAACAACAAGGTCTGATGGACACGGAATATCATTATTTAATGGAAACCAAGATTACAGAATCTCATTTGATTCCGAAAATGGAAATAGAGGCTATTTAAGATACAATGTAGACGTTGCAGGTTCAATATTTCACGGGCATATATTTTCAGCGGGCGATTTTAGTGCTACACCTTCTAATTTAATGTTAATTAGGGCTGACGGCAACGTAGGAATCGGAACGACTTCGCCTACTAAAAAACTTGACGTAAACGGGCCTATAAGAACGCGCAGTAGTTTTAACGTATCTGACGGGACTACACAGATTGCTGGATTATTTCCTTACAAAGTTATCACAGGTGCAGGAACTGATAATTCATTAGCGTTATTTACTGAGACTGGATTAGATTTACATTTTATGACCGACGGAAGCGTTTCGTCTAAAATGATTATAAAATCTTCTGGCAACGTAGGAATCGGCACGACCTCGCCCTACAATACTTTACAAGTATCTGGAAATTTAAACGCAGATAATAGTGCAGTATGGTTTGGAGGTGGATATGTAGATAACAGCTTATACCATTATGCGGATGCACCTGTAGGTATTTCAGGCCGATGGGGTTCTTCAGGAGATAACGGGGCGGGTATTACTCTACAGTCTAGAAATTCTAATAGCACTAACTGGTACCATGGGTATGTTAGTTTAAAAAGAGACGGAAACTTCTACATAGGAATGAACGGTCTCGGTACTGCACCTGCTTCTGACCAAGTTACTTTATTAAGGAACGGCAACGTAGGTATCGGCACGACTACGCCTGATGATGGCGTTCATATATACGGAGCAGGAAATGGTAAAGGTTTAAAAATAGAGGCTACTAGTGGAACTTACGAATCAGCCGTTTTAAAGTTATATCCAAAATCACCAAGTGCTGATGAAAGAAACTGGTCAATAGCAGCATACAAAGATTCTTCTGATGATTTGTCTTTTTCTAGCAGTAATGTAAAAGGTGGTGACCCCTATGGTTCTGGAAATACTAGGATGTTAATTGAAGGTATTACTGGCAACGTGGGAATCGGCACGACTTCGCCTGATGCCAAACTTGAAGTAGTTGGAAGAATTTATTCTGCAGGAGAGGCAGGACAGAGGACATATACTCCTAGACATTTCATATTAGGTCACCCGGGTAACACGGGAAACTTCACTAGATCTATTAATGTATCAACAGATATAGGACAAAGCATTCTAGGAGGTATAGTGCAGTTAATAGTGCATACGTGGCAAAATGAACATCAGTTCGGTTTAATTACATGGAATAATGCCGGTGGTGGCGGGCCGGTAACAAACGTTGCATATACTTCTATATCTTCTGCTGGGGATTTAAGCATAAGTGTCGCTGTAAATGGATCGGTCGATAACCAGATTGATATTACATTTACAAATGCTCATAGTAATGCACACGGTTGGGTAGCATACGTGATGGGATTATTCTAAATAAAAAATATTTATATAAAAATTACAAATGGCTAATACAAAAGTTACAGGCGATCTTATAGCAGACGCAACAATAACCGCTACAAACATAGCAGACGGAGCTGTAACAGCTGAAAAGCTAACGGGTATAACCACAACTAGTATAGCTGAGGGTGATAAGCTATTTTATACAGACGCAAGGGTTGGTACATACCTTTCAACTAACGGGTACGATACCGCTGCAAATATTATTGCTACAATAACTGATTCAGCACCTGTAACACTTGATACATTAAACGAACTAGCTGCAGCATTAGGTGACGACCCTAACTACGCTACAACTACCGCAAACTTAATCGGCACGAAGTTACCGTTAGCTGGGGGAACACTTACGGGTAATTTGATTGTCAATGCAAGTGTAGGAATAGGAATGACCCCTGCAAAAACATTAGACTTGCAGAACACAGACAACTTAGCTATAAGACTTTATAATGGCGCTTCTTTTAAAGCCGGCATCGAGGTAGCAACCACAGCAGGGGATATGGTGGGTTCTTCTGCTATTGATGATTTAGGCATAAGAAGTCAATCAAATATATTATTTGCAACAGGCGGGAATACAGAAAGGCTACGCATAGACTCTTCAGGTAGAGTAGGGATAGGAATTAATAATCCTAGTAGTTATGATTCAAACGCAGACAATCTTGTTATAGGAAGCACAGGTGCTAATGATAAAAATGGTATTACTATTGTTGGTGGAGATACTGATGGTAGAGGTGCTATTTACTTTGCTGATACTACACAGAATAGTGCAGGTTATATTACTTATTTTCATAGCAATAATTCTATGTTATTTGGTACTTCAGATAGTACCGCAATGCGCATAGACTCTTCGGGGAATGTAGGGATAGGCAAGAATAGTCAATCAGGAAATGCCACTTTAACAGTAAAAAGCCCTGCTGGCGGTAATACTGGGGTAATGCTTATAGAAGGAGATACTACTAATGATGGTCACGGTTTATACGCTACAACAGATAATAAATTTGTAATAACAAGATTTACTAACGGTTCTTATTCTGACAATTTTGTTATGGATAGTTCGGGCAAAGTAGGAATCGGAACGACTTCACCTAGCGAAAAACTTGAAGTTAATGGTAAAATTAGGGTAAATAGAACAGATGACACAACCCAATATGGTTTATTTGCGCAAGATTCATCTGGAGGATATATACAGTTTCACAGACCTGCAGGAAGCGGTTTATATGAAAACTTTAGATTTATAGCGTCTAATAATGATGGGCAAGTAGAAAGACTACGCATAGACACTTCGGGGAATGTGGGTCTTGGTGTTGGAACAAATCCAACTAACGCATTACTTACAAATCCAGGAAGGGGTAACTTAACTGTCAATGGTTCTTCTGATTCTATTATTACGCTTGGAATGGGTGGTACTTGGTATAGTTATTATTATGTAGATGCTTCTAACACATATATAGCATCAAATGGAGGTAATATACAACTTCAACCTGGTGGTTCTACTAAAATGTATCTTGCTTCAGGAGGCAACGTAGGAATCGGCACTACTTCGCCTGCTGCTAAACTTGATATTACCAAAAACGATAGCGCAACTTCATTACTTATTAGAAACGGTGATGTTAATAATGGAGGTAACAATGAAGCACAAATACAATTTGGTTTCAACGGCACAGATGACTTTTCACACTTTATAAGAACAAGGCACAATTCTGCTGATTCTGGAGGTAACGCAATAGACTTTTATACTTGTGATAGTACAGAAAATAATAGCATTACTTCAGGTGTTCGCCATAACTTAACACTTGAATCAGGCAACGTAGGAATCGGCACAACTTCGCCTGCAACAAAACTTCACATTTTAGATAATTTTGACCCTAATGATAATCTAGGGTACGTATTAGTAGAGAATACAAATACAACAAGTGGTGGATCTCAAACCAACTCTGCTGTAAATGTAAGAAATTACCACGGTACTTCTCAGTTTATGCAGTGGGAGAACCATGGGTTAAGAATAGGTAGCAGAAGATTAACAAATAGCGGTACCGGAGATATAATCTTTACTGCAGGAGCAGATGAGGAAAAAATGAGACTATTAGCAGGTGGTGGACTAACATTCAATGGTGACACTGCTGCTGCTAATGCGTTAGATGATTATGAAGAAGGGACTTGGACACCTATACTTTCTTGGAATTCTGGTGGTGATTATACTATGGATAATGGAACAACTGTTGGTAGGTATACTAAAATAGGTAATCTAGTATATGCAACATGTACTATAAAATGGACAGCTGCACCTTCAAGCACTTCTGGTAATTTAGTAGTAAGAGGTTTGCCTTTTACAATAGCAACAATTAGAAATGCTGGTTGTTTTAGCGCTTCATTAGGTGGTATTTATTTTTCATCTAGTACATATACGCAATGGACTATAACTGGTGATCCCGGCAGAGATGACATGTACATAATACAACAAGGAAGCGGGGTTTACAGCCATAGACCAACAGTTTCTTCAACAGGAACAGTTTATTCAATATCGTTAACATATAGAGTGTAAAAAATGGCAATAACAAAAACAACTAAAACAGACAAAATTGAGATCATAGGAGATTTCAAGAACATTCAGGTAAGAGAAGCTACTGTCATCGAAGAAGATGGCGTAGAACTTACGAGAAGCTTTCATAGGTATGTATTAGCTCCGGGTAGTGACCTTACAGATCAACCATCTGAGGTAGTAGCTGTAGCTAATGCAGTATGGACGCAAGAAATAATTGATGCTTATAACGCTAGTTTAGAGGCATCTGAAATTAATGTTTAGTATATTCGTGTAATATAAATACAAGATATTAATATTAAATTTTATTGCAATGGCAAACAAAATCAAAGAAGAACAGTTAAAAGAGTTACAGGAGAAAGTTTCTGTTATTCAGCAGATCCAAGGGCAAGTTGGTAACATTGAAGGGCAAAAGCACTTATTGTTGCACCAATTAGCTACGTCACAAGACGAACTACAAAAGCTTCAGAAGGCGCTTGAG